GCCACGTCGAGCACGTCGCAGGGCGCCTTGGGCAACGCCTCGACGATCAACTCGGCCGCCCGGTGCAGCCGCGTGTTGGTCTCCGCTTCCCGGGCCGCGTCCGCGAGCGCGTAGGTCGCGTAGTCCTCGGCCTGGTTCTCCTCGCCAGCGATGACGCGGGCGCAGAGCGTCCGGGCCGCGGCCGCTTCCTCGCGCACGGCCGGATCGGGGTCCGCCGCGAGCTCCGCGGCGAGGGGGTGCGCGTCGAGGTGGCGGTCCCACCGGAGCAGTTGCCGGAGCACGCCCATCTTGCGCGTGGCGAACCGGGTGGCCGTGTCCTCGGCGACACGCGCTTCCCACCCCTCGGCCACCTCTCGGCCGGTGGCGCGGGTCAGGACGTGCGTGCGGCCCGCCTCCCGCGAGGCCGTCACGGTGGCGTCGTCGCGCGTGAACACCGCGCCGATCGCGGCGAGGAACCGGGCCTTGACGGCGGGGTCGCGCCACTCGCCGGGGATGAGCGTGGCCGCGTCGGGGGAGCACGTCTCAGGGAGCGCCCCGACGTACGACCCGAGGACGTACGTGCCGCAGAGTTGCGCCTCGGTGGCCGCGACGCAGTTCGTCTCCGCGAAGCCCGCCTGCGAGGTCGGGTAGAACATCGCCTCGGCTTGCGCGAGGGCCTGGTAGAGGCGGGGCTTGTTCAACTCCCCCAGCCACTCGATGCCGCCCACCCGCGCGTGCAGGTCCTCCAGCCGCCGGTCGTACTGGGCGCAGATGCGCCCCCACCCGCCCGCGTCGTACATCGACGCGTAGCGGCACACGGCGAGCGTCACGTCGGGGTAGGCCGCCCGGATGTCGGGCCACCACGCCAGAATCGCGTCGAGCCCGCGCTCCGGCCGCGAGATGTGGATCAGGTGCCGCGCCCGCTTCGGCACGGCCGTGTAGACGTCGGCGTCGGTCCCCACCCCGGCGTCCCGCACGTTCACCGGGTTGACGGTGGCCCACCCGAGGGGCGCGAACAAGGGTTGCGCCGCCTCCCACTGCTCGCGGTGGAACTGCGAGACGTAGACGAGGCGGTCGAGCCGGGGGAGCACATTGGCCGTGGGGTTGGTCTGCGGCCCCAGGTACAGGTCCTGGTTCCACTGCCACCGCCACATCGCGTCGTTGTGGGGCGCGGTGGCCCACACGCCGGGATGCCGGAGCGACACGAACAGGTCGTGCCGCATGAAGCGCAACACGTCGCCGAGAGACTCGGCGGGCTGCCAGGAGACCCCGCGGTAGAGCCCCGGCGCCTCCAGCTGCGTGGCGAAGATGGTGACGTCGTGCCCGCGCGCCGCCAACGCCTCCGCGAGGACGCGGCAGGCGGACTCGGACCCCCCGAGCGAGCTGGCCCCGGTTAGGACCGCTTCGGTGAAGGGGACGCTTTCGACGTAGAACGCGACGCTGAGGGGGCGAGCGGCACGTCCGGGGTCGAGGGCCCGAGCGACGAGGGACGAGAGGGTGCTGGACATGCGGGCGGCTCCTCGCCCGGCGGGGGAACGTCCTCGCAGGCGAGCGACTCGAGCAGGGCGTCCACCTCCTGCAACCAGTTCCGCATCCGGGTCGCTTGCACCGGGCCGAGCACGAGGTCGCGGGCCAGGTAGCGGTCGAGGTCGCGGGCGATGGGGTGGCGCAAGACTCGGGTCACGGGGCCTCCGCGCCGCGCCCCGGAGCCGGGCCGATCCGGGGGGCGGGCGGGGCACAGTCTACCGCGTTCCGGCCGGGCGCTACGACGCCCGCGCCTGGAACATCTTGTCCGGGTGATGCACCTCCAGCGTGTACTCGCCGATGACGTGCGCCTTCGAGGCGTCGCCCGTCTTCGCCAGGTCCTCCCGCTGGAAGGAGCGCCCACGCAGCGGCAGCGGCCGCACGCGCCGGGTCGAGATGCCCATGATGCTTCTGTCCGGCAGCCAGGGCGTCAGCACGAGGCGCACCGACCCGAAGTCGGTCGTGAGCGTCTCGATGACGCGCTGCACGGAGCGGTCCGCCTGCTGGATCTGGTGGCGGGTCGCGTTGGTGTTCGACAGGTCGCGCTTCCACGTCGCCCCGCACGCCAACAGGTCGATGTCCCGCGCCCCCGCGGTCCACGCCTGCTGCATGAGGTCGTTCACGTAGAGCAGCGGGTCCGCCGAGAACGAGTTCGCGGCCACCGCCGAGTTGATCGAGGTCAGGAACTCCCGCAGGCCCTTCATGGTGCGGTAGTTCGTCGCGGTGCCGATGGAGCTGGTGGTCGAGACCGACCGGAAGATGGCCTTCTCGAAGTCGCGCAGCATCTCCGTCAGGCGCAGCGTGACCTGGTGGTCCATCTCGTCGCCCGTGTTCGGCGAGTAGAGGACCGCGCGGTCGGTGCCGGTGATCGACACGGGGCGCTTGAAGATGTGCGTCCAGTTCTTTCGACGGGCGCGCGGCCGGTTCACGTCGCCCGTGGTCTCGGACCCTTCGAGCTCCGCGGTCGAGATCAGGTAGATGGTCCCGCCCACCGCGAGCGAGTTGATCCCGCCGTTCACGCCGCGCGTGAGCAGCAGCGAGTTCGGGCCGGGGATGGAGGCGATCTGCGCGATCTCGGTCTGCGCGTCGCCGATGTCCACCAGCATCCCGACGGTGAGCTGGTTGCCGAAGCCGTTGATCGTGACGCCCGAGGTGCCGCCCGCGGCGACCGAGTTGACGGCGGTCGAGGCGACGAGGCGGTCAGGCCCCAGCTGCTCCTCGGTCCACTCGTGCTCGATGTTGGTGGCCGGACGCTCCGGCGTCGGCAGGAGGTTGAGGACGGGGGTTTCCGACGGGGAGATCAGCTCGATGATGTCGCTGACGTCCTCGCCGATGTACAGGAAGTTGTCGTAGGCGGCCTTGCCAGTCCACGCCATGACGGGCACCTCGGAAACGGTGATTCGGGGAAGACGCTGCGTTCCGGGGATCCCGCGGCCGCGTCCATCGCCTCACCGTTTTGCGCCCGTCGGCGGAACGCCTTTGCCCAGGGCGGGCCGGTCGCGTTCGACCTCACACGGCCACCCGCGCGAAGTGGAGGGCGGGGGCGCCGTGGACCCCACGCCTCGGGGAACGCCCCCGCGCGGTGCGGGCAGGATGCGCGCAGGCGGGGGACGCTGTCAAGGGACCGGCGTCGGCCCCGCCGCGTGGGCCGACGGGCGTGCCGTCGCGCCACGTCCCGCGAGGCCCGCGCCGCCGACCCCCCCGCCACCACAAGGACGCCCTCGGACGCCGCCGGTCGGGGCCGGAAAGCGGGTGGGGCAGGCGCCGAGGATCATCGGGGCCACGATCCTTCCCAGCGGCCGACCCGCCCACCCGCCGCCCAGCCTCTCAGCGGCGAGCGGCCGCCGCCTCCAGCTTGTCGAGTTCGCGCTTGGCCTTGTGCGCGGCCGTGATCTCGGTCGTGCCCCCGAGCTTCTCGGCCAGCTCCTTGGCCTTCTCGTACGCGGCCTTGGCCTCGGCGATCTCGCGCGAGACGCCCCCGGCCCCAGCCCCGGCGCCATGCTGCCCCCCGTCGGCCGTCGACGCCCCACCGGCGGCGCCCCCGGCCCCCCCCGTGTTCGCCGCCTTGGCGAGGTGGGCGTTGTCGTCGAGGAACGTGTTGACGAGCTGGTCGATGGTCATGGGCTTGCCGCCGACGAACGCCGGCTTGCCGTCGAGGCCGAGCACTTTGGGCTCGTACCCCGCCTCGTCGAGCTGCACGCGCCGCTCGAGCAGGTCCGCGATCTGGTCGGGCTTGTAGGCGCGGTCGGCCGCGAGCGCGATGATGGCGCCCCGGACGGTCTTCTCGCGCAGCTTCCCGAGCAGCGTCCCGCGCTCGTCCTGCCAGGACTTCTCCTTCGACGTCCACCGCTCCTCGGCGGAGGCCAGCGCCCGCTCGTAGTTGCCCTTGGCCTCCTCCTCCTTGCGCTTGCGGTCGGCCTCCTCGCGGCGCAGGCGGTCGAGTTCGTCGAGCGCCCCCGGTCCCCCGAATTGCTTCTCCCAGGTGCGCCGCGCCTTCCCGAGCCGCTCCTCGACGATGGCCTCCACGTCGTCCGCGGTGAAGGACTCGGGGCGGCGGCGGCCACTGCCGCTGCCACCCCCGCCGGTCCCGTCGCCGGGGCCGTTCCCGGGGCCGCCCCCCGATCCCGTGCCGCTGCCTCCCCCGGTGCCCTCGCCTGCCTGTTGCAGGAGCAGAGGGAACGTGAACCGTCGTCGCATGTCGGGCCTGCCTTCCTCAGCGTCGAGCCTTGAGGGCGCGGGCGACCACGGCCCGCGCGTCCGCGACGGCCTGGGGCGGGACGCCGAGGAACCGCCGGCCGCGCCGTTCGTTGAATCGCGCCCGGTCGGCGAGCGCGGGGTCCTGCCATCCGAGCGTCACCGACCGCGGCGACACCGCTTGCACCCCGAAGCCGTCGAGCATGGCCCCCGAGCGCGTGAGGTCCACGTCGGCGGGGGACACGCCCTTGGCCCGCGCGTACGCGGCCGTGTAGGGCCGGAACGCGCGCCCCCGCTCGTCCTGCCCGCCCTGGGTCCGCGCCACGAGGTTGCGGGCGATGACCTGCCCGAGGCGCCGCATGGCCGCCTGGCCGGGCGCGGTGCGCAGCGAGACGCGGACGGGGGGCCGGTAGCGGACGGTCGCCATCGGGCCGTCAGGTTAGCAGACGCCGGGGACGTCGGCCACGGGGGAGTGCCGCGGCCACGGCCGCCAGCGTCGCGGCGACCTCGGGCAAGGGGCGGCCCGTGTCGGCCAGGGCGACGAGCGCCGGGGCGTCCACGGGGCGCCAGAGGTGGCGGCAGTTCCAGCCCCCGCGCGTGACGAACGTGTTGGGGAGCTGGCCGTTGTCCATCCGGTCGATGGTCGGCCGCCGGTACACCCGGGCGACCCGCCGAAGACACCACCGCCGGATGCGGGTGTCGATGGGGCCGGAGTACAGGAACACGCGCGCCTCGGGCGCGTCGGCGCCGATGACGACCTGCACGACCTCGGAGGCCGCCGAGTCGAGCCACGTCTGCACGAGCGTGACGAAGGCGTCCGCGCGCTCGCGCACCTCGACCACGATCTCCCCGACGTCCTGCCGGGTGGCGGCGGCCGTCCGCACGATGCCCGCCACGTCCACGAGCATCCGCCGGGCCTCGGCCTCCAACCCCGCGCGCTTCGCGTCGAGGTAGGCCGCGGCGGTGGGCGGCACCTGGGCGCGGCCATCGGCGAGCCCGAGCGGCACGAGCCGGAGCACGCGGGCGTCGAAGGTCCGCGCCAGGATCCGGTCCCACCCGAGCGTGTGCCAGTCGGCGTCGAGGCGACGCGCCACGGCCAGCGCCGCGGGGTCGGTCGCCACGGGCAGGTGGGCGGGCAGCGTCTTGGTCCACGCGCGCACGAGCCGCCCCGTCTCCTCCGTCACCCGCGCCACGAGGGCGTCGATGGTGCGGTCGAGGGCGACGTCGCGGGCCAGGACGGCCGGGAGGGTCATGGGTGCTCCACGGGGAGCCGGGCCATCTGGCGGCGCGTCCACCACGACGACCACGTACCCAGGCAGGCCACCAAGGCGATCAGCAGGAAGGCGAAGTGCCGGAACACGATGACCTCCAGAATCATCTGCCCCATGTAGAGGGGCGGCGGGGGCAGGAGGATGCCCAGGCCCGCGCTCGCCATGATGAGCCCGTGCACGAGGATGCGGAGCCCTTCGATGAACAACACGTGCCCGGCGATCAAGCGCCGGCGCGGGCGCCCCGCGACGGCCGAGGCCGCGGCCATCGCATCCAGGGAGGCCCGGATCTCCGCGAGCGCCCCCACCAGCCCCACGAGGCCTACCACGAGCTGGGCGCCCTCGAGGACGGCGATGATGGTCACGGGGGGCCACGCAGTCATGGGGTCGGGGGCACGTTCCGCGCCGGGGGCGCCGACGCGTCTGACTGGCGGCGGTCGAGCACGGCCTCGTAGTCGTCCAAGAGGCGGGCGGCCGCCTCAATCCGCGCCCACCGTTCCCGGGTTTCCAGATCGACGTGCAACATGGTGCGCTCTTGGTGGCCGTGCCACCAGGCCAGGAGACGATCCATCATCGAGGCCCGCCGTTCAGGGCTGCTGCCGAGGATCCCTCGACGCGTGCCCGCAGCGCCAGCTCCGCGATGGCCGTCAGCCGATCGCACCGCGTACGCCAGTCGTCGCGGTCCTCCCGCAACGCCTTGTGGGTCGGCCCAGGGACCACCCACCCACGCCCCAACGCGAGCAGCGCCCAGGCCAACCCGCCGACGAGGGTCATCCGTTCGACGTCGATCCCGCCCGGCAAAAGCGAAATCGGGGGGGCGGCTTGCAGCGCCCATGCGATGCCTCCTACGGCCCACCAGGCCCACTTCATGCGACCTCCGCGGTGGTCGGGGCCCGGCCCTCGGCCGTTTCCCCGCCACCCTCCTCGCCCTCGGGTTCGACCGAGGGCTCTGCCGGTTCCGGTTCCGCGCCGGCGAGCGCCGCCGCGAGGGACGCGGCCTCGTCCAGGGCCGGGTCGATCTCGGCCGTGACGATGGCGGTCTCCTCGGACGTGAGATCGGGCAGGAGCACGGGCAATGCCCGGATGAGCGTCAGGCGGTGCGCGGTCCGCCCAAGGGGCAGCGTGAGCACGGCCTTGGCGTCGTCCACGGTCTCGAGAATCGCGGCCGTGTGGAACTCGTCGGGGTGCGAGATTTTCAGGTCGCTCGTCGCGTACCGCTTGAGCCCGGCCTCTCGGCCGTACGTGGCGATGAACCACTTGCGGGCGAGGGCGTACTCGAACATCTCCGCGTGGTCCGCGTGCCCCGCGAGCAGCCGGTTGAGGTCCATCGCCTTGAGGCGGCGCGACTCGGCGGCTTCGGCCGCGAAGGAGTCGCCCTCATAGGGGAGCCCGACGAGCCGGTAGATTTTCCGCTCCACCGTGGCGATCTCCTCGGCGTAGCGGGCCGCGGGGCCATCGGGCGGGGCGACGTAGGCCATGCCCCCGCGCGTCCACGCAATGCTCTCGATGCCGAGGTGCTCCCCGAGGCGGGTGCGGGCCTCCGCCACTTCCTCGTTCTCGGCGAGCTGGACGTTGAGCAGCGCGAACGTGTTGCCGCGGAGCAGCTCGCGCAACTCCGAGAGGAGGTTGTAGTGGTCGAGGAACAACCGCCCATCGCCCAGCAAGGAGCGGCCGACGAAGGGGAGCCGGGCGCGGGTCCGTGCGTAGAACGGCAGCACGGGCACCTCGCCGAAGGCGTGGGCCCCGAAGTCCACCTTGTCGCCCGCGCCGTCGTACACCTCCCACCCCGTCTCGGTGAGAAACCGGAATTGCAGAGTGGTCAGCCCGAGGCGGTCGGAGGCCGAGACGGGGAAGGTCACGGCCTCGGGCGAGGGGTCGAACAGGCTCGTGCGCTCCACGGCCTCGACGAGTTTGATGGCCGTGAGGCGGTTGCGGGGGGCGAGCCAATCGAGCGCGTCCAGCGGCACGTAGGTCCGCAGGACGAGCGGGCCTTCCTCGGCGCGGGTCCGCACGGGGCCGCGGTGCGGCTGGAGCCGGTCGAGCACCACCCACACGTGCCCGTAGGCGTTGGCGAGCGCCTGGGTGGTCTTGAGCCACAGGTCGATGTGCGAGCCGTTGCCGTCGACGTCCTCCCACCACCGCCGCAAGTCGGTCGCCGAGGGCCCGGTCACGGTGCGCGCGGGCGGCTTGGCGTACTGGTAGCTGGTGTAGGTCTCGAGGATGGTCGACGCGAAGTTCTCGTAGCGGGCGAGGCGCTTGCGCCGCTTGAACTTCTCCTTCTCGCCGATGGGCGCCGTCCAGTCCGGCTGCCCCGTGGGGTCGAGCGCGTAGTCGAGCTCGCGGGGATGGGGCGTGAGGTTGCGCCCGTCGAGGAACCCCCCGTCGCCTTCGGCCACCTCGCCGAGGAGCCGCCACGTCGGCGCCCACTCGTCGTAGCGGGGATGGGTCTGCCAGAGGAGCGCCTGCTGGTCTTGCTTGGCGGTGGTACGACGCTTGGCCATGAGACGGGCGCCTCTCAGCGCAGTTCGCGGACGTTGAGCGCCGCGCGGATCGTGGGGGTGCCAACCAGGGCCGTGGCGACGAGCGCGTAGGCGCGCGTCTGCCCGCCGGCGGCGGTGAGGGCGAGCGGGGCGCGGGTGGCGAGCGCCTTGAACTGGTCGCCGCGCACCCCGCCCCCGACGCCCGCCGAGGAGACGAGGAAGGTGGCGAGCACGGTGCCCCCCGTGAGCGCCCCGGCCGCGGCGTCGCCGTGGAGGGAGCGTTCCACGGTGGAGGCGGCATCCACGGCGGCCCAGGTGGGCGTGCCCGTGAACGTGGGGGCGTAGACGACCTCCACGAGCACCAGTCCCGCGCCTTCGAGGGCCACGTCGAGGTTCTCGACGAAGACCTGGCTGCGATTGGGGAGGCTGTTGAAGGTGGCGGCGGGCCGCAGGGAGACCACGGCCCGGCGGGTGGCCGCGGTCACGCCCGTGGTCGCGGCGGTGCCGAACGTGTAGCCCCGCTCAATCTCGAAGCCCCCCTCGGAGGCGACGGCCGAGCAGATGGCCGAGAGCGTGCCCGTGCCGGCCGCGCCCGTCTTGGCGATCTCGTAGCGCAGCGGCAGGTTCGCGGTGGCCATGTAGGGCGCGGTGACGGCGTTGGCGTGCAGGGCTTGGTGGGCGTAGACGACGACGCCATCCAGGTCGAAGCCGAAGCGCACGCGGCCGACGCCCAGCCACTGGAAGTCGAGGAACAGGATCTGCGCCCGCGTCGGGTCGAGCGTCACGCCCGAGGGGCCGGTGCCATCGAGCCGGTCCTCGGACCAGGCGGCCTGGGCGACGCAGGTGTCCACGGTGGCATTGCGGACGCAGACGCGCAGCTCCGTGGCGGTCTGTTCGAGGAACAGCCCATTGCTCGCGTCGAAGTAGCCGACGCGCTTGCGGACGTTGGCGGTGGCCGCGCCGAGGACGAACGTCATGACGACGAGCTGGCTCTTGCCGGGTTGGTAGCGGTGGTACTGCACCGTCTGGAGGGCCGCGGCGTCGTCGGCGGTGGCCGTGACGGCGAGCGTGGCCGAGGCCGTGGTGGGCGCGTGCGTCACCGTGCCCGCGTTCGTCGTGAGGGCCTCCCACGCGAGCGGTTGCAGGTCGTACTGGAACTGGCTGTCGAACAAGGTCACGGCCTGCGAGGTGCGGAGCCGGGAGAAGGCGTCGGTGTTCCCCGAGTCCGCGATCTCGACTTGCGCGTGGCCGTGGGCGTCCACGGTGACGGGCGTGGCCGCGCCGGTGCGTGGCGCGGTGCCGAAGGTGCGAACGGGGACTTGGGCCGAGACGCCCACGGGGCAGGCGAGGACGAGGCCGAGAGCGGCCACCAGCGCGCGCATAGGGGACTCCGCGAGAAGGCCGCGCGGTCGGGCCGCAGGCGCGCGGGGTGATGGCGGGGAGTCTACCACGCGCGTTTTTTCGGAGGGGTGGAAGGAGCGGAGGGTGCCCCGACCGGCCGGGGTCGAAATCGCCTTGTGGTGGGGGCTGGCGTGCCCGTGGTGAGGCGTGGGGCTGTGGGGGCGTGGGGGAGGGCGTCGGACGGGGGGAAGGGGCTTCCAGGGGCCGACACGTCCCCTAGGGTTTCCCCGTACCCCTTCCGGTACCCCTCCGACGTTGGCCGCTGGCTGGTACGTACGTACCTGTACGTACTACAGGAGAGGGGGTACTAGAGGGGGGTGTGGGGGGAGACCGTAGGGGGAGGTGTGGTGAGGACGAGGGCCGCGAGGCGGCGGATGAGGGCGGCCTCGGGGAGGTCGGGGTGGGCCTGCCGCAGCGCCCGCCAGGTGTCGGGGTGGAGGAGCAGCCAGGGGAGCACGGGGTTGACGCGGACGAGGAACACCTGGTCGCGGGGGGCGAATTCGGAGCAGTGCAGGCCGACGTCGAGCACGTCCGGGGGCAGCGCCGGGCCCCGTCGCAGGGACCGGGCGAGGGCGCGGAGGGCGTCGAGCGTGAGACCGGCGGACGCGGACGACGTGGGATCCACGAGACCTCCTGGGGAAGGGGCTTCGCAAGGGGCTTAGCGAGGGGCTAGGTCTGCCCGCCGAACATCGACGCGGCGGTGATGCGGCGGGGCTTGACGACGGGCATCTCGGCGGCGAGGACGTAGCCGAGGGCGTCGCCGGCGTGCGAGGTGGTGTCCCGCCCGCCCTTCCAGATGATGTTGGTGCCGGGGGCCTTGACGGTCATCTCGAGACTCCGCACGAGCTCGCGCGTGGCGCACGTCTCCGCGGGGAGGGTCTTGCGAACCCAGCACCGCACGGCCCCGGTCGCATCGCGGAAGGCGCGGTTGACGGCGTTGAGGCGGTCGTCCTGTGGGGGGTTGCCGTGCTTGATGGAGGGGTGGAGCGCGAACCCGCGCGGGAACTCCGGCAGGAGCAACTCCTGGATGAAGTCGTAGTTGCTCCGCAGGGAGACGGTTGAGCGGGCGCCGCCGGTAGCGTCGCCGTAGACGAGGCAGCCGCCCGGCCACCCGTCGTCCCCCAGGCCCCGCGCCTTGCACGCCTCGCGGCCGTAGCGGGCGATCCAGAGCTTGCACACCTCGGGGGTCCACGAGGCGGGGTCGATGATGGCCGAGATGACGTGGCAGACCTTCCCCAGCGTGGGGTCCGCGACGATCTGCGTGGCCACCGACGCCATCGGGTCCACATTGAAGTCGAAGGAGAGCCGCAGCGGGAGGTCGGGCTGCTCGGGCACGTCGAGCCGCCAGTGGACGTCGCGGGCGAATTGCGGGTAGGCCAGCGCGCCGACCAGGTTGACCATCTCGCCGCCGATGTAGGCGCGGGCCTCGGCCTCGGTGGCGTTCTCGAGGACCTGGCGCACGTAGTCGGGCTGGTGCTTGAGCAGCTCTGTGTTCTGCCGCGTGCTCATCCGGTAGATGCGGTACACCGACCCGTCGGTGCGCTCGGTCGTGAACACGTCCGCGAGCCAGTTCAACCCTTCGGGGGTGCCCGAGGCGATGAACTGCCGCAGCTTGGCCTGGGGGGCGCGGATGCGGGCGACGGTGGCCCGGTAGGCTTCGTAGGCCGCGATGCCCGGCTCGTCCATCGCGCCCCACGCGCGCTGGGGGCCCTTGATGGACTCGACGTACTTGGCCGACTGGATGTGCCACGGCCCGCCGCCTTCCCACTCGAAGACGTGGTGCCGCTCCGAGTAGACACACTGCGAGGAGAACACCTTGCCGTTCTCGATGAACCCGTCGAGGAACCACGGTTGCTCGGTCTCGGGGTCGCGCTCGAACAACGACGGCAGCAACGTGTCGAGGAAGTGGCCGAAGTCGGGGACGGTGACGATGCCGGGGTGGGGCGCGTTGATCGCCGAGAGCTTCAGCGCCTTCGCCACGAGGGTGGTCGTCTTGCCCGACCCGTAGCCGCCCGAGAACAGCAGCTTTGCCTCGGGGGTGTCGTCGTCGAAGAAGCCCTCCTGCGGGGTGCCGGGGATGGGCGCCCACCGGAGCCAGAGTTCGCGGGGCGGGGGGGCTTCCTTGGCCCGGCGCCGCGCCTCAGCCAGCCGGGCGCCGCGGCCCGAGGCGAGGGTCATGGCTCGTGGGCCTCATGCCACAGGCACCGGACGACCGTGACCACGGGCCGCTCGGCGTAGCGGTCGTACAGCTCGAAGAAGTGCCCGCCCGGGACGTAGGCGGTCTGCCACCCGACGGCCCGTGCCCACACGAGCCCGACGGTCATCGGGCGGCGGCAGTGAGGGCACGCGAGGGCGACGTCGCGGCGGCGCACAAGAGCCCACCGGCGCATCGGGCTACTTGGGCGGCGGGGCGTCGTCGGGCCGGTAGCGGCCGCCGAACATCACCTTGATGGGGGCCGCGTCCTCGCCCCCGCCCTCGTGGATCAGGTGGTCCTTCCGCGCCCACCGCTCGGGGAAGCGTCGTTCCAAGATCCACGCCGCCGCGAACCAGTTGCCGTCTTCCGCGGCCTTCTGGATGCGGGTGAGGGAGGCGATCTCCGCGTGCGCGTGGGCCTCGGCCACCTTGTCGAGGAAGTCCTTGAAGGGCGGCTTGCCCGCCTCCCCGTAGGCCAGCCAGTTGTAGTAGGTCTCCTTCGAGATGCCCGCATACTGCGCGGCCGTCTCGACGTAGTTGCCGACCCGCAACGCCTGGAGGAGCACGGCCTCCCGCTCCGGGGTCCACTTGTGCTTGGGGCGCTTGGCGGCCACTGGACGATACCTCGCGGGGCAGTCTACCATGCGCCCGCATGGCCACCTTTCGCTCCCAAACCCCCCAGGATTGCGGGTACGTGGTGCTCGGGCGTCTCACCGGGCAGCCCCGCTGGCGGGTGCGCGAGGTGGACCGTGACCCCGAGTGCGCGCGGGGGTTGTCGACGGGGGAGTTGGTGGCGATGGCCGCGGCGCTCGGGCATCCCGTGACGCTCATCAAGCTGGCCTTCGAGGCGCGTGCCCCGTGGGAGACCTTCTGGCGCACCTTCGACGCGCTCCCACGATCGGCCGTCCTCGTGCGCCGCAAGGGCGACGGGTGGGGCCATTGGGTCTACCTCGGGAAGGGCGGGTGGATCTACGACTCGGACTTCCCGGGCCAGTCCTGGCGCCTGGGCAGCTACCCGCGCCGCCGGTGGCTGCTGCTGGCCTACACCGTGCCCGCCGTACCGACGACGAGCCCCGCCCGCCGGCGATAGGCCGGTCGAACGGGGCTCGGGAGCGGAGGGGGGCACCATCCCAATTGCGCCGGTGCCCCCGCCGGGACGCGAGGGGTTACCGCTTCCGCTTGGCGGTGGCCTGACGGCCGGCCCGCTTCGCGGCAGTCTTGCGCGCGCCCTTGGCCGCACCCTTCTTGGTGCCGCCCTTGCGCCCGCCGCGACCCTTGGCCGCGGCCTTGCCGCCGCCACCGCCGCCTCGACCAACCAGGAAGTGACCCATTGCTGGGCTCCTCTCAGATGGACCGCACGCCCGTCCGCGCGATGGACTCCGAGAACGGGCTGACGCGGAGTGGTGTCTGGACGCTGCCGTGGAACACGTCCGCGAACTCCGCAAACCGTGAGGGCGTGGCGTAGACCAAGAGCGTGTCCACCCGTACGCGCTTGAGCACCTCCGCCATCACCGCCCGCCGCACCGAGGCGTCCTCGCGTTGCCACGAGGAGCGGATCTGCACGGCGGCGACGGGGATCTCCGTAGGGATCCCGGCGAGAGTATAGCGCAGCGAGTCGAGGTCGCTGTACTGCAGGTTGGGGATCACGCGCAACCCCAACTCCTGCCAGTACCGGGCGACCCACCGGTTGCGGTAGACGTTCCACATCTGGACGACGCGCGGGTCGTCGGTCCACGTCGAGAAGTCCGGCATGATGAACTCCTCGACCCCTTGCTTGAGGAGCCGCTGGCCGATGGCGGGCGCGTCGGCCCACACCTGCTCGAAGCGGGTGTCATCGACGTAGAAGGCCACCACCGTCTTACGCCAGTCCTCCGGCGCCCCCGTGCCCCACACGAGCACCCGCCCCGTGGCCACCGGCCCGTGGAGCGCCTTGCGGTAGCTCTCGGTGGGCGTGCTCGTCCCGAGGCGGTCCGTGCGAAGCGTCGGGATGCCGTACTCGTTGTCGGACGGGAAGATGGGGTCTTCGTCGAGCCGGTAGATGGACCCGTCCTCCGGGGCCGCGTCCTCGGTGGCCTTCCATGGGGAGGCGCCCTCGGCCTTCTCGTGCGCGAGCCGCTTGAGCAGCGCGTCCACGTCGTCGCCGTCGTACCCGGTGCCCGCGAGCGCGTCCTTCTCGCCCAGCTCCTTGAGCAGGCTGGCGAGCTCGTCCTGCTTCCAGCCGCCGAGGATGACGAGGCGGTTGTCGGCAACCAGGTAGCCCGCGGCCGCGTCGGCGTCGCGGAACTCCACCCCCCGCACCACCGGCACGAGCCACTCCCCGTCGCCCGTCTCCCGCACTCGCGCGGGCGGCGGCTGCCGCTGCTGCTTCATGGCGAGCAGGGCGCGGTACCGGCCGTGGCCCGCCGCGATGTACCCGGACCGCTCGTCCACGATGATCGGGGCGACGAAGCCGAACCGGCCGAAGGAGGCCGCGAGCGCCCCGAGGTCGTGGTCCTTGGGGTTGCGCGGGTGCAGCTTGAGGCTGCCCAAGGGGACGTACTCGATCCGCACCGGCAGGTCGCCGTCCTCCGGCGGGGGGACGTCGAGGGGGACGGGGGCGGGGGCACGCTTCGGGGTCGCTTTGGCCATGAGGAGATCACCACGAGTGCTGGCACTTGACGGAGGCGACGAGGCCCTCGTCGCGCTTCTTCTCGAACGACGCGGCGAACTTGAACCCGGTCGAGGTCCGCACCGCGTAGGTCACGTGGGCGTTCCCCGCGGTGTCCACGTAGGCGAAGACGGCCTGGGTGTGGGTCGGGGGAAGGCCCGAGAGGTCGGGGACGGTCAGGGGCGGGGGCATGGGGTCACACCTCGCGGATGGCGTAGCCGTACTCGGCGGCGACGTGCCGCCGTTTCCACGCGTAGAGGTCCGTGCGCCCGATGGCGCCCGACGAGGTGCGCGGGGCGCCCTTCACGTCCTCGATCACCGTCTCGCCGCCTTCGCGGTACACGAAGTCCGCGACGTAGTGGCCGACCAACGCGCCCCCGTGGGCGTGCAACGGGAGGCGGACTTGTCGCCGCAGGTCGGTGAGCGCCCCGGCGCGGGCGAGTAGGTGGAGCTCCTGCCACCGGCGGGCTTCCTGCTTCGAGGCGAACGTGAGCCCGTCGACCACCGTGCGGGTGGCGCGGGCCTGGGCGCCGCGTGGTCCACGGGGACCCCACGGCCACGCGCGGCCGGGCAGGCGTCGGGCCATGTCCGCGGAGTGTAGCGCGAACGCGCCCGTACGCGCGAAAAAGGCCCGGCAGCGGGGCTGTCCCCGCCACCGGGCCACTGGGATGCACCGGGCCATGCCCGCCCACGCCGCGACGCGCCGCCACAAGGCGGGTCTTGCCGCGTCTCCTCATGCCTCGACCGCCACGCCGAACCAACCCTACCCATCCCGCGCGAGGACCGCCTTGACTCGCCTTGTCAGGACGGGCCGTGCCGTCCCTTGCCGTGACCGCCCGGCGTCGCCGTGCGCCAACGCACCGGGCCTTCCCGGGCCGTGACCGCCTTTCCACGCGCGGCCTGATCGAACCGAGCCTAGTCCTGCCGAGACCGCCGCGCCACGTCCGGCCGCGCCGCACCAAGCCGCGCCGGGCCTGGACCGCCTACCCACGTCTTGCCGCGCCAATTCGGGTCACGCCTAACCCCGACCGCCTGCCGATCCGTGTCGTGCCGCGTCTTGCCACGCCCAGGGCGCCAGCCGTTCACGCCGCGGCCGTCAACCGCGTCGTCAATCCCGTGAGGCGCTCGCGGAGCGCGGCGAACTCCTCGCCGAGGCCGACGACAACCGCCACCGCCTCGGCCCGCGTCAGGTGTCCCGCCGCCATCTTCAGCGCGTAGATCACCGCCTCGCGGGCCAGCGCCGCGTCGTCCTTGAGCGTCCCCACGGCGACGTAGCCGTCCCCGTCGCCGACCTGCACATACGCGGGGGCCCGGATGGTCACCTCGTCCACGCACACGACCTGGACGCTCTGGATAATCTCGCGGCCGACCGTGAGCCAGTACCGCGCGGCCGCGGCATCTCGGTTCCACCCCCGCCACGCGGGCAGGGTATGCAAGGGCGAGGTGGGGCGTCGCGCATCGGCGACGACGGCCGCGGCCGTCAAGCGCCCGCCCTTGGCCAAGGCGCGGACGTGGTCAGTTTGCGCGGACGTCAGCGTCACGACGGGCCTCCTTCTTGGAGCGTGCGACCAAGGACCCGGCCCTCACGCGCGAGGCGCGCTCCTCGACGAGCCAGGTATACAACTCCTCCGAATCCGTGTCGAAGAAGGTCGGCGTGTCGAGCGCCGCGGCCTGCGCGGCCCGCCCGCCCGCGGCCATCACCGCGAGGGCCTCGGGATCATCCTCGGGCACGATGGTGAACTGCCCGTTCGAGCCCGACCCCTTCTCCTGTCGCCAATCGCCGACGCCAATGGTGATCCCCGCCACCCCAAGGAGGTTGGCGACGTACTGCGGCGTGACGAGCGGCTGGACCACCTGGAACGTCAACACCGCGGCCCATGCCGGGACGACCGCGCGGGTCCGAATGTCCGGCGTGCGGGCCATGTCGGAGTTCCGTACCGCGGCCATCGAGAGCTGCGGCACCCCGTAGATGGGCACCTTGTCCCCGGGCAGCCACACGAGCCGCCCCAGCTTCGCCTTGGTCGCCCCCGGCACGTCGAGCGCCGCCGTCATGATGGCCTTCTTGAAGGCCGTCGAGGGCATGGCCAGGAGCGTCGGCGCCGCCGGGTCGAGCACCGTGTGGGCCGAGGCCCGGTATTCGTCGAGGGGCTCGTGCTTGAGCGTGGTGGCCTTCTCCTGCGCGGACTTCTTCTTCGACCCCGCCAACAGGTCGCGCTTGGCCTTCTCGGAGAGCCGGTTGAAGTAGAGCGGGCTCGCGCCCACGATGGTGCAGCGCAGCGTCGCCGTGGTGATCTGGACGATCTCGTCGAGGGTGGTCTGCGGGGTCTTGGGCTTCTTGGTCATGGGGTCTCCTGGGTGTCCGCGCGGGAGGCGCGGGTGGCGAACAGGCCCGCCAGTTCCGGCTCCTGCATGAGGAGCCGGGCGTAGTAGGCGCGGTAGTCGTTGTTCAGCTTGAAGGGCGGCACATCGACCGTCTCGAACGCCGCCCACCAGCGGAGGCGCTCGAACAAGGCCGCGATGCCGATGCGGCGGCGCGTGCGGGCCACGGTGCGGGCCAACTCGCGCAGCTTGACGTAGACATGGGGGTTGTCGCGGTGGAACGCCTCGAACCGCGCCGGGGCCAAGAGCGGCCCCGTCGAGCCCGCGGGCGGGACGCGAACCTCCGTGGCCATCACTGGCCCCCCTGGCGGGCGAGCCACGCGCGCAGCATCGTGGCGACGTCGGCCCGCTCGCCGTTCGCCATGTAGAAGCACGCGTCGCCGTCGAACCGGTAGAGGAACACGGCGAACCCCCACCGGCCGACCATGCGAGGGTTGGCGTGGATGGCGTCGTCGAGGGCCTGGGCGAGCAGCCGCAGGGTGGCCTTCGCCGCGTCGTCCTCGACCTCGTAGCGGGGGTCAGCGTCGGCCACGACGCCCTCCCGTCTCCGCGCACGCCGAACAGAGCGTCTCGGCGGCATCAGTCCAGTGACAGGGCAACCCGTCGGCGCCCTGGCACGCGCTGACCTCAGTGCAGCCGCACACGCGGCACACGCCAGGGATGGGCGCGTCGAGGCTTTCATCGTCGTCGGCCTCGGCCTGGATCGCGTCCTCCAAGAGGACCGCGTACTCGACCGCGGCGTGGACCTTGGCCTCCTTGCCGCCGCCCGTGGGGATCATGGCCACGAGCAGGCGGCGGGCGGTCTCGTAAAGCCGCTCGGTGCGCGCGGCCCGGATAATCGCCAGTTCCTCGAGCGGGCTCAACTCGTCGTCGAGGTCGGTGGGTGTGATGATGCGTCGGCGGGTCATCGGGAGGTCTCCTTTCCGAGGGCCTCGCGCAGCGCCGCGATGGCCTCGTCCTCGAAGGTCCGGGTGCCACCGGCCTGGCTGCCCCGGAAGGGGTTGACGAGGATCACCCCCAGGGTGTCGTCGCGGGTCACGGTCGCGTGGAAGGCCGGGATGTGTTGCCACTCGCCCGCCTGCCCGTTCACGGTGATGGTGTAGGGGCCGACCCGGAACGCCCGCCGGCCCACGGGCACCCACCCGCGAGCGAAGCAGTAGTCGGCGATCAGCGCCATGAGCAGCGTGTAGGTGTCAGGCATCGGGCGCCTCCACGAGGTCGAGGGCGACGAGGGCGAGGTCGGCGCGGGTGCGGCCATCGGGCTTGAGCACCACGTCGTCTTCCCACTCGCCCCACGCGGACGGTCGGGACACGCGCGTGAAGACGCCCCGCGCCCACGCGACCTGCGCGGCGCGGGCCGCGGCGACCGAGGGGAACAGGCGCGGGATGCCGGTGTCGGGCTTCATGAGCCCATGCTCGCGGTGCGCCTCGGGGGAGGCGCCGGGGTTCCAGAAGGAGTACCCCCGGTTCCGCAGCTGCGGCATGAGCTGGCCGGTGGCGACGTGTCGCAAGGCCCACACGCGCATCACGCCCGCCTCGACAGGATGGCGCGGCCGAGGGCGACCGTCGCGGGGAACCGCTGCGCGATGGGGAGCTGGTGCAAGGCCCACGTCGCCGCCGAGTGGACGCCCCACGGGGTCAGGCGCTCGTAGGGGTCCACGCCGATGGCGAGCGCCTCGCCGTCCTCGGTGCGCTCGGCCTCGAACAACCCCCGGTGGACCCACGGCAGGAGCCGGAGGGGGAGCGTGCCGGTGGCGAACAACGTGTAGGCCAGCGCCCGCGCCTCCTCCTCGGTGAGGCGCATGGAGCGCGCGGCCGCGATCTCCTGGTCGAGCAGGTGCCGTGCCGCGAGCCACCGCTCCAGCCCGACGCGGAGAAGGGCCTCCAAGGCGACGTGCGTGGTGCTCTTGCGCTTGAGGACGAACTCGTCCCCGGAGAGGGCGAGGTTGTCGCAGACGAACACGCGCAGCCCGGCCACGCCCCGGATGGCCAGCGTCGAGTCGGTGGACGAGCGGAACCCGTACGAGTAGCACTCGGCCGAGGCGCCCGCGGGGCTCACGAGGTCGAGCACGCCGAACACCCGCGTGCCCGCCGGGTTGAGGGCGAGCTGCTCCTTGGCAATGGCGAAGCCCGCGTCGGTGAAGGTGGCGCGGGTGGCCTCCACGAGGTCGGCGTGGGGGATGGGGCGATGGAAGCGGCCGCGGACGGCCGGGGGCGGCAACGCCCGCAGCGTGTCGAGCGTGACGAGCGACGAATCGACGTGGGCGCAAAGGGTGCTGGACATGGTGGGGTCGGTCTCCTTCGGGAACGCGGGGGCTAGATCGAGCCGGAGCCTTGCGTGAAGTCCGGCAGCGGGTCGCCGTCGAGGCAGACCCACAAGTGCAGGCAGTGGGGGTGGATGCTCACCCACTGGCTACGCGGCGCGAGTACCTGAATGGCCTTGGTCTCGGGGCCGAGGAACGCCTCCTTGGTGCGGACGAATTGCTCCCACGTCGGCACCTGAGACTGGCCCGCGCAGGAGAAGTGGAGCCACCGCCGCCCGTCGCGCTGCGGGCCCGCGGAGCAGACGACCGAGAGGCGCTCGTGGCGGTTGAGCCACATGCGCTGCCCGGCGAAGCGGGAGGGCCTCTCGATCCACCGGGGATCGACGACCTTGACGACGGCCTCGATCCACTGAATCGAGAGGGCCTCCTCGTGGGAGTCGGCGGGGCCGATCATTGGGCGGTCTCCTTGGTCGGGCGCAGGCTGAGGATGTGGGCCACCGAGGCGAGGATCTGCGCCCGCGCCTCCTCGGACACGGCCGCGAGGTCCGCGTCGGTGGCCACGGCGGTCGGGAAGGGCAGGGGGCCGACGGCGACGATGCGGAACACCGCCGCACACGCCGCGCAGACCCCCAGCTCCCCCTCGGTGACGACGGTCACGGGCGCCCACACGTTGAGCGCCAGCGGGACGTGACACGCCGGACAGTGCGTCAGGACGACGCTCACGACGACGGCTCCAGATCGTCCGGGGGCTCGGGCTCCCCCGCCTCGAACAGGTCCGCGGCCATCCCCACCGGCAACCGCAGCGACCCCGACTCGGCGTCGAGGTCGTAGAAGGTGGCCTTGCTCCGCACCCGGTCGAACAGCATCCCCGGCAGGAGGGTTTCGAGGTCCGCGAACGAGAAGTTCGCCGTGATGATGGTGCGGCGGGCGGCGTTGATCCGCACCGAGAGCACCGTGGTCAACGTGTCCGCGTAGTACTCGGTCCACCGCCGCGCGTTGAGGTCGTCGAGGACGAGCAGGTCGGCCTCGCGGACGCCGGCGAGCGCGTCGCGCTCCGTCACGTCGTCGCGCTTGAACGAGGCCTGCACGTCGAGGAGCCACTCGGGGGCGTAGACGTAGAGCGCCGACCCGAGACGGCGCTCTAACCAGGTCCGCAGGAGACCCACCGCCAACCCCGTCTTCCCGGCGCCCGCGCGCCCGAGGAACACGAGGTCGGTGGGGGCGCGTTGCGCGAGCCACTCGTGGCAGCCCGCCTTGCGGACCAGCGCCGGGTCCGGGTGGGTGTCGAGCGTCCACTCCCGCATGACGACCGGGACGTTGGCCCGCGCCAGCATCCCCGGCGTGAGCAACCCGACGGCCGCGTCGGGCAGCCCGGCGGGATACAGCGCCTCGAGGCGCCCGGGCTCGTCGAACCCCGGCACCTCGTCGATGCGCTTGATGTCGTCGCGCCGCGCGGTCCCCGCCGCGCAGAGGCACCGGGCCACGTAGGACCGGGGCCCGGCGGCGGTCGCCTTGACATGGTGGATCCACCCGCGGTCGTGACAGGTCTCGCACGCGGGTGGGCCGTGGTGGGTCATGAGTCGTCTCCTCGGGTGACGCGCACGTAGTTCACGGGGGCGCCCCGGACGTGCGCGCGTTCACGGGCGTGCATGGCGGCGTAGATGGCCTTGGGGTCGCGCGCCCCCGCCACCGTCGGCGCGACGTCGGCCTCGAACCGCGCCTTCCAGTAGTCGTACCACTTGGTCGCCACGGGCACCGGGACGGCGAGGTCGGCATCGACCGCCCGGTACCACCGCACGAGGTCGAAGTGCGTCCCGACGCGCGCCTCCAGTTCCTCGTGCAACGGTTGGGGCACGCGGACGCGCGTGCCGATGAAGGCCCACCCCCGCGCCATCGGCGTCGAGGGGGGCCGGGGCCGGGCCGTGGCCGGCGGCGGCGAGCGCCGCTTGAGGCCGAACGCCCGCCCGTACCGCTCATGGACGAGCGGCAGGAGGCGGCTCCACGGCAACTCCTCCCACAACCGCTGGAGCGCCGTGCGCCGATGGTCGGTCACGGGCAGCGCCGCGCGGGGTGGGAGGTGGAGGCGGAAACGGGCCAGCTCGCGCACGAAGACGTAGCCCATGGTCTCGTCGTAGGTGGCGAACCCGAGGGCCTCCAAGCGCACGCACTCCCGCGTCACGTCCTCGACCGAGAGGCCGGTCTCCTGCTCGGCGAGGGTGGGGGTGAAGGGGTAGCACCCCAGCAACGTCGCGTGGGGGCTCGACATGAGGTAGCAGGCCAGGACCTGGGCCTCGGGCGCCCCGCGCAACGCCCGGCCCGTCTCGCCCGTCCAGAACGACTCGACAAGCAACCCGCTCATGTCCGCACGATGGGGGTGCTCACGCGCCGGCCGCGCAGCCCCGGATAGTGCGCCGCGAGCTGCTCGTGCCACTGATCGACGGCGGCCTGCGCGACGGCAGGGTTGAGTTGCACGATGGCCAACGGGACCGTGCCCGCCAGGACCGCCGCGAGCAGCGGCCGCAGGTCCACCAGCTCCGCGATCCACGCCTCGCGTGTGGGCACGGCGGATTGGCGAGCGAGGACGACCGGGGCGACCACGGCCGGGAGGGGCGCCGCCACATCGGTCGGCGCCGGGGGCAGTTCATCGGGAGGGTCGACCTCCGCGGGGGCGAGGGCCGCGGCGTACGCGGCCGCGGCGGTCTCGGCGGCGGCGATCCGCGCCGCCTCCTTCCGCTCCTCCCACCGCGAGATGGCGTCGCGGCCGAGCGCGTCGACGTCGTTGAACGGGGCTTGCAGCGTCTTCCGTTGGTCGAGGGCCGCGGTGTAGGCCGTGCGGGTGGCCTTGACCACGGGGTCGCAGAGGAGCCCGATGCGTTTCAGTAGCCCCTTGACCCACTGGAGCCCCTCGTAGACCCGCTGCGCGTCGGCGTCCGAGGCGATCTCCGCGCCCGCGACGAGCATCCGGTAGAGGTGGAGCTGCTTCTTCACCGCGGGCGTGGTGAACTCCGAGACGTCCGGCAGGGCGAGGCCGGGCGGCGCCGGGGGGTCGAGATCCGGGGGGCGCGGGGTGCGGCGAGGGGGTGTCACGCGAAGCCTCCGTTCTGCGCCGCGTCGAGGATGGCGGCGGCGCTCGCCAGGATGAGGAACTCGCGCACCCGCGAGGCGTAGATGCGCGGGGTGAACGTGCCATCGGGCCGCAGGTAGACCCCCATCGGCACGATCGGGTAGCCCGCCGCTGCCGATCCCCCGACCGCATTGACGCGGGCGAGGTGCTCGTAGCCGCCCAGTTGCAGCGCGTACGAGGGCGCCGGCGGGCCGGTCTTGTAATCGACGATGGCCAGGTACCGGCGCGTGCGCTCCCCGGGCGTCGAGGAGGCGACGAGGCGCCGGGACCGGGCCGACGCGAAGGGCAGCGCCGCGACGTAGCCGATGCGGTCGGGTGTGCCCGCGAGGTCATACATGGGGTCGGCGAGCGGGGTCTCGACGGCGAGGGGTTCGAGTCCCGCTTCGCGCTCGAAGGCACACAGCGCCTCGAGGTAGCCCGCGTCGCCGGGGAGCAACGGGGTGCCCGCGTGGACCGAGGCGCGATGGATGCGCGACCCGCGTTCGCGGGCCTCGTCGGTCCACCACGTCGGGTCGGTGAGGCCGAGGCGGGCCAGGATGGTGGTGACGCTCCGGTAGCGCCGCCCGGTCTCGGGGTGGACGTACGTGTGGGTGTCGGCGTCGAACGCCACGGGGTGGGGCATGGTCGGGGCCTCCCTGAGACCGCGCGGCTCGGCCCGGCGAGGGGACCGGGACGAGCCGCGCCGTCGTGTGGCGGTTAGTCGGCGAGTGCGACGGCCTTGACGTCGTAGTAGGTCTTGTCGTTGACCGTCCGCGTGTCGCACGTCACGCGCACGACTGCCTGGTCGCGGTGCGCGTCGATGAGCAGGTCGGCCAGCTTCTTGGCGTTCCACACCGTCGCGTCGAGCGTGCCCTCGGCGTTGATCAGCGACACGTCCCACCGGACGTACTTGACGCCGCTCTTGCGCGAGACGCCCGACACCGGGTCGGCCACGGCCGTGACGAGCCACTCGTCCTCGCCCGTGGGCAACTCCGGCGTGTCGTCGTCACCCTCGCCCTCGCCCTCGCCCTCGTCGCCGTCCCGCTCCTCCTCGTCGGGCTCCTCGTCGGCGGGGACGGAGGTGGTGTCGATCACCTCGCCCGTGTCGCGGTTGACGACCTCGCGCCGCGAGGCCGGGCGCGTGCCCGCTTCGCCCTTGTAGGGGGCGGCGGGGGTGGCGTCGGCTTCTGGCGCCTTAGCGGCGCGGCGCGTGGTGGGACGAGTGCCCGTCGGCGCCGCGGCCGCGGTCGGCGTGGGCTCGTCGACGACCTCGCCGGACTGCGCCATCTCCTCGCGCGTGTAAAGCCCGCCGAGTTCCGCCGGGAACGCCTTCCGCAGGGCCAGGGCTTCGGCGCACTTGTCGAGCATCACGTGCGGCATCTTGCGCCACATGGCCGCGAGGTACTCCTCGGGGCAGTACTCGTCCCACCGGGCCTCGGCGGCGAACGGGCACTTCATCCCGGCGGTGAGCCGCCACACCGTCACCGTGGAGACGGCGGGGCGGCGCCGGTCGGCCGACGTGTACTCGTGCACGGGCACGTCGGACCCCACGTACTCGCCGGTCTGCGCGGCCCGCGAGCGCATGTAGTCCACCGTGACGATGAAGGACACCTTTCGCTTCTGCGCGTTGTCCTTGTTATGGACCTGCGGGACGATGAGGCGGTCGAGGGGGTGGACGCCCCGCCGGTTGCACTCATAGAGGAACAGCCGGAACTCGTCCTCGTTGAGGGCGGGGGCGACGGTGCGCTTGGCGAGCTCGCGCTGCTCGGGCGTGACGGCCGCGGCGGCGACGAGCGTGCCCACAACCGGCGTGCCCAGTGACGTCGGCGAGATCGGGGCCAGTGCTACACTGGACCCCTCCTCGGGCGACGTGAGGGCCTGGTCAGCTCTCGCGGGCGCGGTCATCGCGCGGGGGGTCTCCGCGGCGGGGCGTCGTGACGACGAGGCCCCGCCGTTCTTCCGTACGGTGGTCGCGGGGGTCTTGGTGTGGGCCACGGGCTACTCCTCTGATCGCCGGAATGTCCCGGCCGCAACCGCGGCGGGGAAGGGCGCGGGCGACACGCGCTCCACACGAGGGTTTCGCAGGCGCACCACGGTCTCATCGGCCGTGGCGTGAATCACCCGAGGGGGCCGGATGCGGCTCCCCTCGGGCATCGGGGTGGCGAGGATGCGCTTGAACGCCGCGATCAGCGACGTCCGCTCCGGGACCAACCCCGGCTGGGTCACGGCGCGGCCTCGGGGGCCGGGGGCGCCTCGCGCAGCGAGACCCGCCCATCGGCGTAGGCCACCAACAACGACAGGATGACGTGGCGGAAGGAGAGCCGGGGCAGGCCCTCCTCGGTGGCGCGAGCGATCACGGCATCGCGCAGGCGCGTCGGGATGGCCTGCAGCGAGTACGAGATCGTGCCGGGGAGGTTGCGCTTGGCCGGGAACGCTCGCGCGTCCTCGGCGAAGTACTCGGTGGCCGCGAGGGTGCCGCCGTGCGCGGCACTCTCCTCGGGCGGGACGGTGGGGGCTTTCATCGACGGGCTCCCTTCTTCCGCGCCTTGGGCGCGGGCTTGGTGGGCGGCGGTGCCGCCTTCTTCCCCTTCGGGGCGACCTCGGCCTTGGCCGAGGCCCGCAGGGCCTTCACGTCCACGCCCCACGCCGGCCCCGCCATCTCCACGAGGGCGTCGGCCAGCATGAAGGTCGGCCCGTGCGCCTGGGCGTGGAACGCGAGGGCGACGACGGCCTTGGCGAGCTGCGTCGGGGTCAGCTTCGCCTTCCGGAGCGGGTGCTCGGCGAAGGTCTTCTTCACCGGCAGCTTGAGGGTGTCCACGAGGTAGTCGGTGACGGCCCCGTGCCCCATCGCGCACGCGATGGCCTGCACTTGCGGCGCGGTGAGCGGCCAGGACGCCTTGGCGCAGATGGCGTCGAAGACGCCCGTGCGGACGAGCCGGTCGGCCCGCTTTGCCCGCCGGTCCTCGGCGGTGTGGCCGTCGCTGAGGCTGCGGCCGGTGCCGGTGGTGTCGGCCTTCGGCTTCCGCAGCTTCACGTACTCGACGCGCCCCACGTCGAGCCCGTGGTAGTCGTCCACGACGACGGCGGGCACGGCGCCCTTCTCGTTCTTCTTCGCCCGCTCGTACTGCGTGCCATAGAGCACCGGCCGGTCGCCCACGATGGCCTCCAGCTTGGCGGCGCCGCCGGTGGTCGGCTTCGCGTACTGGTGCGAGATCAGCACCGCGTCGGGGTACTGCTCGACCGTGCGCTCGGCGAGGCGCTGGGTGTGGACGACCACCTTCTGCCGGAAGCACTCCGGCATGGTGCAGGTGCCCGGCTTCACGCCCTCGGGGAACAAGAGCGGCTGGCTGCCGGCCATGAAGGGGCACGCCGCGCAGGCCCCGCGCTCGGGGACCAATGTCGCGTCGGTCTTCGAGAACGCGGCCTTCGAGAGGTCGAGGTACACGTCCCGCTCCACCAGCCCCCGCACGTCGCGGGGCGTCCAAGTGCGGTAGGTGTCGCGCTCGATGATGCCCATGAGCCGCTCCTGCTCCTCCGGGGGCAGGCCGACCAGCTCGAGGGCGTGGGCCACGGTCCACTGGTTTGTCTCGACGCGCTCTTGCAGCGCCGGGGTCAGCTTGAGCAGCCCCAACCGCTTCGCCACGTAGCCGGGGGCCTTGCCGACGCGCTGCGCGACCTGCGCGAGGGTGCGCGTGGCGCCGACGAGTTGCTCGAAGGCCCGCGCCTCGGCCATCGGGGGCATGTCGGCGCGGTGGAGGTTCTCGACGAGGGCCACTTCGCGGGCGCGCTCCTCGTGCGCGTCCACGACGACCACCGGGACCGTGGCGAGGCCCACCGTCTGCGCCGCGAGCCACCGGGAGTGGCCCGCGATGATCTGGTAGGGCGTCGGCCCGCCGTCGACGGGGCGCACGACGAGGGGCTGGATGATGCCTTGCTCGGCGACCGAGGCGACGAGGTCCGCGCTCGGCAGGTGGCCGTTGGCGCGGGGGTTCCACGGGGCGCCGTGGAGCGCCGTGACCGGCAGGGTGGTGGGCGCGTCGGCCACGGGCTCCAAGGCGACGGGCGTGGCGAGGGGGGCGGCAACGGGCGGGGTCTTCAGCTTCTTGGCCATGTCAAAGGTCTCCAAGTCTGCGCCCGGGTCAGCGGGCGACGCAACGGGTGTGGGCGGCGGCCGCGAGCAGCTCGGCGAGCCGCGCCGCGTTCTCGGCGTTCGAGCCCCCGCCCGTCATGAGCAGGGTGAAGCGGTGGCCGTTCGACAACCGCACCGCGAGGGAGTGGGAGCCCGCGGCCTCGAGGCCCGCGATGTGCGGGGCCGACGCGGCGGGGGCGGGGCCGTCGTCGGGCGGCTCCATGTCGTCATCGACGGGGCGGGGCTTCTTCGCCATGCGGTCCTCCGGGAACGAGTCGGGACTTGGCCGCGGCGAATGCCTCGGCCGTGTGGGTGTCGCAGTAGCCCGTCTTGCCGACGAGCCGGTGGGCCGTGCGCCCACAGAGGACGCACGGCACGACGCGGGGGCTGTGGACCGGCCCGCCCGTGGGCCGGGTGAAGGTGAGGTTTTGGCGGTGCGTCTGTCGCCCGCCCTTGGCGCCCATGCGCCTCATGGGGCCACCTGCCGGGCCTTCATCGCCGTGAGCAAGGCGTCGAGGCGCACCGCCACGGCGTCGGGGACGACCTCCACCAACCAGGCCGTGCCGTAGACGTAGGGCACCGGCAGCGCCCCCGCCTTGGGCACCCACGAGCCGTGCCGGAGCAGGCCCCGCTCGTCCAGCCACCGGCACGTCTCCGCGTAGTTGTCGGTGCCGTGGCCGTGGGGGCGGGCGCGGCGGTAGGCCCGGACCGCGACCTCCTGCACGCGCGTCCCGGCCCGCATGTCGTTGAGGTGCCACCGCCGCCAGAGGCGCACCAACTCCACGAGCTGCGGGTCGTGGGTGAACTCCCGGCCGATGGTCTCGTCGCACTGGCCCCTGTGGGTCTCGTGAGCCCCCTCACGGATCAGGCCCCGGAAGGACAGTGCCAGGTAGGTCTCGGGCACCGGCGTGAGTTCGAGGTCGAGCGCGGGCCAGGGCGACGTCGCGGCGGTCCGCACGCGCCACTCGACGTCGATGGTGGCGATCAGCGTCGGGCGCACCCGCTGCGTGGTGGTGAGGTTGACGACGTGGCGCGTCGAGACGACCTGCCACGTCCCGGCGCGGGGGATCACGCCTCGCCGCGCTCCCACGCGGCGTAGGCCTCGACGATGGCGTCGCGGAGGGCGTCCTGCGCGGTGGCATCCACGATGGGGCGCAGCAGCGCGAACGACCGGCGCTCGCCGTTGACCGAGTACGCGCGCGCGGGGAAGGTGACGTTCCGCCCCCCGCCGCCCCCGCGGCGTTCCCACACGGCGAAGCCGATCAGCTTGAGGCCCGCGAGGGGGTTGGGGGCGACGAAGTGCAGCTCGGCTTCGGCGAGTTTGCCGGCCACGGTGCTGCCGGAGGCGACGGGCACGATCTTGATGGTCATGGTGGTCACGAGTGGTCTCCTGTCAGGAACGAGAGGGCAGATGGTCGAGCGCCCGCGGTCACGGCCACCACGGGGACGAGGGCCGCAGGGCCCGGGCGTAGGCGAGAGCGAGGGCGCGTGCTCGCTGGTCGCCGTGGGGCGGCTCGAAGCCGCCCCGGTCGCGCCACTCCCAATAGGCGCGCAGCTGGGTCAGGGTGGTCGGCCGATCGCCCGCGGCGAACGCCCGTTCGGCCTCGGCCAGGGCCGCTTCGGGGTCCATCAGTCGATCCCCAATCGGCGGTCGCGCCAGCGGTCAAGGCGGGCCTCCTCGGCCGCGTCGTGGGCCGCGCGGTGCTTGTCGAGGCACTCGTCGCACACCCACTCGCCTTCCTCGGGGTCGAGCCGGGTGGCGCGGCAGGTGACGACGTAGCCACCCTCGTCGTGGTCGAACGGCGTGCCCCCGCACTTCGCGCACGTCTCGATGCGTCGGACGTGCACGGGGGCGCGAGGGGTGTCGGCGCACTCGGGGTCGGGCCGGTGCGTGAGAGGGTCCGGGGCGTCGCAGGGGCCGGGCTCGAGACTCCGGCTCCCGCACCAGTCGCAGCGGTAGAACGTGGGCACGGGATCAGTCCTCCTTGGGGTCGAGGGTGAGGGGGTGCGCGTTGCCGTGGTCCGAGACCCACCAGACCGCCGGCCAGTACTGCTCGCGGGCCATCCACGCGCGCAGCTCCGCGCGGGTGGTGGCCACCACGCGGCCCAGGTAGCGGAACGGTCCCGTGGGGCTCTCCCCGAAGATGTCCTCCTCGCCGGGTTCGTCCGGGGGATCGTCGGGGTCGGCGCCCTCGCGGTGGAGGAGGGCCTCCTGCGCGGGGCTGCGCGGGGCGGTCGCCGCGTCCACGTGGTCGAGCACGAGCAGCGCGAAGTGCCCGGCGGCGCGGGCCTCCATGGCGGCGCTCGTGGCGAAGGCCGCGGCCACCGCCTCGTCGTCGAGGACGCGCGGGATCGGGCGGGTGTGGACGGTGAGGGCCGACTCGACGCAGCGCCGGGCGGTCTCGCCGAACCCGGCCGCGACGCGGCAGAGGTCCTCGGCGGGGCCGAGGGTGGCGTCGCGGCGGTACCGCAGGGGGAGCAGGCGCATCGGGGTCATGGGGTCAGCGCCTCCCGCACCCGTACGCGCACTCGCCGGTGGGGAGCGCGACGTCGCCGCAGACGGGGCAGACGCGGCGCGTGACGCACCACTCCTCCCACACGAGCGCCTCCGCGTTGAGGCCCAGGACAAGGCGGAAGCGCGGGTCGGTCATCCAGCGCCAGAGCACACGGTCAGCAAGTGGCATGGTCGGTCTCCTGTGCATCGAGGTGGTCGATAGGCCGCGGACGCGCGAGGCGCCCGCGGCCCGGATCGGCGTCGGCTACCGCCGCGCCGCCTTCTTCACGGTGCCCTTGGGGGCGAGGGCCGTGGCGAGGGTCTTCTTCGCCGCGGCCGTGGCGGTCGCGCACGCCGAGGCCCGCGTCTTGGCGGGGGCGGGGGCGGCGGGGGGGGCCGCGTGGACCGTCTCGTTGATCAGGTCGCGCGGCTCGGCGTCCTTCCAGCGGGTAAGCAGCTTGGTGAGGATTTTCCCCTCCACCGGGCCGCGCACCGTCTGCCCGTTGACCGTGGCCGACACCCACGGCCCCGTGGTGCCGTGCGTGCCGAAGCCCCACACCTTGACCCACTTCGGCCCGAAGGGGCCGTTGCAGGTCGTCACGGTGGCCCCGAAGCTGATGGTGGCGTTGCC